CAAAGCTGTAACCCTTACGACTGCTCATAAGAAGTCTCCCTGTCCTACCGTAACTTAGTAGGGCAACTCGTACTGCTCAACCGAAAGGGTCGAAGCAGCATTCGAGAGGACGTTTTTGGTCAACGCCAGCAGATCCTTGCGGTCTGCCAAAGTTGAACGTTCTGGGAGCGTCAACATCACTTCCGCAACGGGGCGATAAGCCACCTGAGGGGCCGGCGGGATGCCGGAGTAAGTGCTGTTGCTGATCGTCTCCATGATAGGAGTCTCAAGCTTGATCAACAACTTGAGATTGCGGTTACTCGTCGTTTCGCCTTTGGGGCGAGTCAACGTGTAGGTCAGCTTGTTATAGCCGACGTAGATACCGCCAGAGCGATCTTCGAAGAGAGCGTAGTCAGCCAACGCCTTCGCGGGTGCGAAAGTGTGAGCGACTGGGGTGGCTTTGCCGTCGTTGACGACGATGTTAGCGATCTGGGCCATGTGAATAGTCCTTGAGTTGAGATGCCTTGCGGCGTTTTGGCGAAATTGCCTATTTACCGAAGAACTGCCTGATAAGGGCAGCCGCTGTTACACCTTTGAGCCAGTCGAACTGGTTATCGAAGGCGAGATGCTTGCGAGGGAAGTCCGTTAGGACCGACCTCTTAACCGAGCGATACTTCACTCGACCTTGACAAGCAGACAGCTTGACTCGCTGGGTGGGGATGAGCCCGTAGGGATCGACTACTTGCATATTATACGAGTAGTCCAGAGAGCTGCGCTCTACTGTGGAGGTGATCACATGACGTTCTGTCATGCAACCATGCTTCAGTCCCAAACCGTGGAATCTCGAAATACCTTCAAGGAAGTCGCCGATCGGTAGAAACCAATCTGCAACGAACGATAAGGGCACGAGCTCCCAGGCGATGAGCAAAGGGTTGGTAAGACCCAGTGAACTCGCCAGAGCGATGGTCTGACTATCGACCGTGAGGGTGACCACGTATTGCAACGTAATCTCCGTATCAGCAACCCAGAGGCTGCCGACCAAGCCAGTGTTCGGAGGTGCCGGGTAGGCACTCTTAGTAACTTCCTGGTAATTCCCACGGCTGACGATCCGGACAACATCCGGTTTCTCAAGCATCATATCAGCTACTTTCTCAGCGGCGCTTTTGGCGTCAGAAAGAAGAGGTAACCAACCGTATTTGCCTTCGAGCCAGTAATTGGCCGAATCCTTCGACACCGTACGCGCCCCGGGGAAACCCCCGCGGTACTTAGGTGGCGGTCGGGCACCGAGCGCATCGTACATAGCCCTGAGGTTCCCCTTGCGGAGAGCCTTCAGACCGCGTGAGACGCGCCGGGCAGCACTGACAACCATGTCCACGCTCTTTCCGGCTTCCGCTAGGAAGACCGAGGAGTTGAACATGTTAGCCTTGAACTCGTCGATTCGCTTGTTAAGCTTGTCGACAGCAGTGCGTTCCACAAACCCCCATTTTGCATGGCCGCGCGGGTTGCCCATCCACGGCGAATCTTTAAGATCCGAATAGGAAGGAGCATTCCCAGCGTATTCAAGCTGATTGAGGGTGAGGACCATGGAGCCGTTAATTCGTTCCCACTGAGTACGGGAACGGTAACCTCCTTCTGCAACAACACCGTGCACCTCGAAAGGCGTCGGTCGGGTTTTGTCTACAGGATCACCCCGAAAGGTGACCTTGTACTTGCTTCGGCCCAATAAAGAGTCGAAGCGAGGGTCAGACGAACCCCTGCTGATTACATAAGAAGTGCTCATGTGGAT